CGGCTCGATCACCGGCCAGACCCTCAAGACCATTTCCGAGATCGGAGAGTTCTCCGAAGCCGTCCTCGGGGACAATCTCGATGGCATCCTGGACGCGATCGGGGACATCGGCGTGTGCGTGACGATTCTCTCGCACATGCTGGGGAGCTCACTCACCGAACTTCGCGCTGAAGCGCGGCCCCGCACGCTCCGCTCCATTGAAACCGCCGCTCTTAAACTGTGCTACCTTGCCGGCTTCCTCGCCGAGGACATCACCCGGGGCGACCGCGCCCACGCCCGCATTCACCTCACCCAGATCCTCGAAGTGCTCCTCGGCATTGGTACTGATTCCGATTCCCCCATCCTTGATGCAGATTTTGCCGGGTGCCTGTGTGATGCGTATGAGATCATCTCCAAGCGCACCGGCAGCATGTGCGCCGGCGGCACCTTCATCAAAGACGAAGCCTGAGCCGCTGCTGCGGACAACCTGACCACAACCTGAATCGTGCGAACCCGTGGGCTCCGGCTCACGGGTTCTTTTTTAACCACTCCGGAACACCGTCCGCTGTATCGGTATGGTTTTCCTCGTCGAGGCCGCGCACGGGCCATTTCTGTTCGTCCACGAGCACCTCCACGATGCAGCCCTCTCCTCCCGGCGCGCACCATGCCTTGCTGATGGTGCCGGTGGACACGCGGCAGTCATCCCCACCGAACACTCCCACTGCCGTGCACTCATCCAGCACCAGCTTATCCAGGTTGTCCCGGTCCGGCTTGTGAGTGTGCGGCTTTCCCCACCGCTCACGCTTCTTCGTCCCAAAGAAGAACATCACATTCACCCGCAACGCTGTCGCCTTCTCCGGCAACTCCTTCGCCAGCGCACACAATGCCTCACCAGCAGCCCTCCGCACCGCCGCCTGCCATCGTGATACCTCCGGGCTCACATTCGAGACTACACGGCCGTTTATGAACCTCGGCCGCGGCTGACTCTTCGGCTCACCCCTCACGATGAACCTCACAAGCACCCCCTCAAAACCACTACGTTCTTTATATGCACTCATTTTCTAACACGCTGTTTCTTGCTAACTTTGAGCACTGCCGCAAAAATATGGATGGAACTTGGTTACCTGCTCCTCATACGGACCCATGAGCGTAAGCGATAGCATGGGTCCGAATCATATGAGGACGGGGAACTAGGGGACTAGTACCCTATTCCCCATATAATAGTCCTCGTGTCCTAAAATCACTTAAAGTTCCGTTTTTCAACCACTTAACCCCGTCCTCAAACACCCCAAAAAAACACGTTTGAGGACACGACGTGATTTCAACGTACTTTTGCGTGTCCTCAAACGTGTCCTCTGAGGACACGCCAACAGCATTTACTCTGTTGGCGTGTCGTGTCCTCGTGTCCTAAACCGTGTCCTCGTCGTCAACCGGCCCCCTCGGCGCGCCCATTTTTTGACCCTGCTCGGGGACACCGGCAAATTGCGCTTTCCATGCGTTGTTTTTGGCTGCCAGCACCACCTCACCGGCGTCTGCGTCAAAGTAGTAATCCTCCCAATCCGGCACTGAGTTGTACGCTCCGGCTGCAATAGTAACTCCAACTTCGTCCTGTGAGAGCACGCCTCCCGGCACATCCAGGTACGTTTTCGACTTACTTCCACGCACCGCACACGGCACAAGGAGCCCTTTCACCAATGCGTCCTCCACCAGATGTCCGAACTCCCGCCAGCCTACTCCCCGGAGTATCTGTGGCAGCTCGTTCCGGCGCTTGTACAGACCGTTGGCGGCGTTCTTACCGCCCACGGCATACGGATGCAGTGCACTGGCGGCCTGCTGGATTGCGTAGACCATCCACGCCACGCGCTCGTTCACATTCACGGCGGCATAAGAGTCCTTGGAGGTGATGTCCTCCAGAAGCCCGATCTGGTTGCGAAGCAGTGTGCGCTCACCCTGAAGCAGCCCGTGGATGTTGGCCTTTACGATTCCGAATTTCCACATAGCGCCCCGCTTCGGCACCATTCCCATCGCCTTCATGCGCCGCTCAAAGTCAGACGCATGAAACATCCCGAAGTTAATCCGGAAGTACGACGGGATCGCTGACGCGCCCCGGATCGCACTCCGCAGTTCCTCGAGCGACCTAAGCGGCTCGTTGCTCTTACGGATGTGGTGATTGATCAGAAGCGCAGCCCCCAGCTCGCCGCAGACCCTGTGTGCTTCGCGCATCATCTCGGCAATGACGACATTCGAGTTCTCGTCCCCATGCGACACACTGTTGAGCGTGTCGATTGCGACCAACACCGGCGGCTCCGGAAGCGCCTTCATGAGATCCAGCATCCGGCGCCACTTGTCGCTCGTCACCGTTCCACCGGTCTTAAAGTCCCGCTCGGTGAGCGGGAACGCACCTCCAATGTTCGTCATGGGAAGCACGATAAGCCTGTCCCCGGCCTGCGAAATCAGTCCTCCCTGATCTAGCTGCTTGATCCGGATGTGCATCTCAGTCTGGCTGTCCTCACACAGAATCAACACGGCGGTGCCGCCGCCCCGGATCTTCTGCCCACACCAGTAGAAGCTCTCCCCGGCATTCCAAGCAGCGACCTTGAGCGCCAGATCCGCCACCAGGAACGTCTTCCCGCTCCCGCCTTCACCCACAAACAAGTGAGGCTCCCCCTTCAGCACCAGCCCCTCCACGAGTTCCTCGTGCTCTGGAACGGGGTCCACGATCCACCGGTGAGCACTCCACGCCAAGAGCCCGTTCTCCCCTATCGGCAGTGCGCCTGTCCCAGATTTTGTCCAGTCATCTGTCCTCGACTTTTTCTCTGTAAACGCACCCTTTGAGGACACGTCCTGACGCACTAAAGCCTCCCATTCTGTCCGGACTTTTGTCTCGGGCCAGGCGGGCTTCATGTGGCTCATTACCCACCCAGACAGGGCCTCGAACGCCGTGTCCTTATTCATGTCCCCGCGCCGCACACAGTGGATGTAGTGCCCGGCAACACGATTAAACTCCCCGAACCGGGTTACGACCTCGCCCCCGGCATGCACGTCCCGAGTCAACTCCACGGGCTCGAAGTCCTCGCCGGCGTTGGTGGAGTCCTGACCAAACAGTCCCCGGATCACGTTGTCACCAATGCTCATCTTGTGCCGCACAGCCCAAGGCGCCGGCTCAATGCTCCTAACTTTGTCGGCAAAGTCCGTGTGTATGCAGTCTCCCGTGATTTTTTCACGCCACTCGACCTTGCACGGCTTCGCGGTGCCTCCCTTGCCGTGTACTGTGCCGGCAATTCTTACCGGCTGATGAGAACGCCCGAACGGATTAGATTTCACTCCCCTCCCCAGCATCATGTCCCCACCGGCCTTCTCGGCGATCTCATGCCGCAGATTGATGACGCCTTCGATGTCGCTGGTTGGCTCAATCCGCCACCACGCATGGCGCTTGGGAGTGCCGGCCTCTGTCGTCCCACCTGACTCCACCACCAGATCCGGAACACCGATGTGTTCCGCCACCCAGGCAATCCGCTCGTCCGTGTCTCCGGAGTCAAAGTCCGCGACCACGGTTGTGAACTGGCTGACATTGGCGGAGGTCGCCTTCTTGTCCCGCAACACACACGGCACGATGAACGAGGCCACTGCGTGTTGACCCCAGCGGCGGCAGTGCTCGACAGCGGCATCCACCCAGTTCGGTTCCCGCGCCGGCTCGAAGAAGAACTCTTCCCGAAAGGTTCCCTCTTGCGAGGTTCCCTTCTCCCCGATCCCCCGCAGACACACGAACGCCCCGGACTCAAGGTCCAGGGCGCCGAAGATAAAAGACAGGTGTTCCCTGACCTGATTCTCATCGAAGTGAATCAGGCTTTCAGTTTTTGCAGTCATCATTTCTTGAAGCGAAAGAACTGCGATGGAACTGCAACTTCCTTCTTTGTCCAGCACCGGTTTTTGAAGTCACAGAATTTACACCTCCAGTCCGTGGACTCACTGGCACAGCGCGCCAACTGTTCCGGATGCTCGCTCTGGATCACCCGCAGAGCTGCGTCAGACACGTCCTGCGCAACACGGGAGTCCAGACCGTACTGGACCTCCACAAAGACCTCGCCGGTGTTCCGGTTCATGGCCGTGAACATGTACCCAGCCAGATCCATGTACGCGATGTAGGTCTGCACCTGCGCGTAGTACAGCGGCTTGGACTCCTTCACGCCCCGGGCCTTGGTATCGGTCCAGGACTTGGCGTTGAGTGCTTTGTTCTCCCACACAAGTGGGGTCTTCTCAATCCCCGGGCCGCCATGGATGATTCCATCGCAGTGTCCCCCCAACTTGCCTTCGCAGGCCGTGAAGCCGATCTGGCCGCCTTCTGGCTTCTCGGTCTGAAGCTCATACCCCGCCAGCTTCAAGTACTCCGCCATGCGGGTCTCACCGTCGTGTCCCATGTCGAATACCCGGTAGATGTCCGGGCTGAACTTGGGCTTGTCCATGTCATCACGCATCGTCTTGTGGTACTCGTAGCCGAGTGCGCGCTCGCAATGATGTCCCCATCGTGATGCCCCGAGGTATGTGCGGTCCGGTTCGCGCTCCCGTTTCAGTGAAAGCGCGTTATTGATGGCGGCCTCGATGGCCTCGTTGTGGAATTCTTTTGGTTGAAACATGTGGTTTATTTTTGTGTTCAATTCGTGTTTTTATCGTGTTCAATTAGCCATTGCTCAAAAGCTGTCCAAACGGCTTTTTTGGGATTTTGGCAACGGCGTTCACTACCGTCTTTCTTGAGCCACAACGGCCCAAATCGCCTGTCGTAATCAAACCGCCACACCTTGCCGTTCACAG